AACGTTTTGTTCCTCCTCGCTTTAAACCTTTTTGGAAAGGTCCTAGGAATCAACCTGGATCCCAATACATTAATTTGTATAATATAGGATTAAAGAAGATGTCTAAACAGAAAGTTGCTCTTGATAGGGATGTTTTGTTGATGATTGAACGATTGTTTCTTAAGAGGGTGATTGCTAAATTGGATGAACAAGGTGTTGTTTCTGCTTATCCATATACTCTTGAGACTGCTATTAATGGAGATCCTCAGGTTGCATCGTTTCGGCGTATGAATGCTACCACTGCTCCAGGTTTTGGTTATACGGGTATTAAAGGTGATCATATGCCTGTTGTTGCTACTCAGATTGTTCAAGGAGATGTTCAAGTGTTTGTTTCTATGTCTGAAGATGATTTTAACTCAACTTTTAGGACGTTGATTCGTGAAGCTTCTGGTTCTCTTAAAAAAGAGTTAGTTGATTTACATTCCGCTTATAAGCAAGGTATTTGTCCTTTAGGGATATCCAAGATGGCGCCTAAGCTTGAACCAAGATTGAAATCTAAAGTTGATATTGGAAAGATTCGTCTTTTCGGTATCCAACAATTGCGCTATGTTATTCATAGACGTATGTATCTCGGACGGATATTTAATTTGATGGCTTCTCATCAGGAGATATTTGGAGTTGGAATCGGAACTGATATGCTCAGAAATTCCGGTTTCATATATGATCTCATGAAAGGAGGCAATATCATGGAAGGTGATTTTGGTAGCTATGATTGCACTATGCCCTTTGATATTAAATGGGCTGCAGCTACTTTTTTCTATGATTTGTGTTCTTCGTTAGGTTATAATACAGAAGCTCTGAAACAAGTTAAAGGCACTTTGAATGTATGGTTATTTCCCACTGTTTGTGTTTTGCAAGATATATTCACCATACCTGGGTTTCAGGTATCGGGAGAATATGGTACAGCTGAAACTAATTCAATTTGCACCTTGTTTATCTTTATGTACTATTGGTACACTCATCCTGCTTTGAAAAGAAAAAACTTCTTCGATCATGTTGCCAC